CACCGACGCCTTCTACCAGCACGGTCTGGGTGTGGGCGTCCGTCACCGGGGTGCCGGCGTGGTCATGAAGATCACGGCGGGCGGTTACACCATCCCGACCGGGTACGCGTGATCCTGATCTGACCCTGCCCATCAGCGGTTAGGGGCCGGCTCTTCCGACCTACCCCCGGGAGAGCCGGCTCCGAGCCACTAGGTGCTTGAAAGGAGCATCATGGCGAACTACGCGCCCGACAAGCCCGGAGTGGCTGGGGCCGTACCCGTTTCACATGCTGCGGCGGCGTCGGACTCGTTCGACAACAACGGTCGGGTGATGATCCGAGTCAACAACGCTGGTGGTGCTTCCACCGTGCTAACCGTTGACGACCCGGGAACCAACCAGCCGGTCGCAGCAACCGCGTTCAACCCGGACGCAGCCATCACCATTGTCAACGGTACCACCAAGGTGATTGGCCCCTTCCCAACCGCCCGGTTCAACGATGGCAACGGCCGCGTGCAACTCTCGTGGTCGGTCACGGCATCGGTGACCTGGGAAGCCTACGCCACCGAGTAAGGAGAGCAACATGAGCCGTGAGGTGAAAGAGATCAAGACCCTCGACGACCTTCGGTACAAGGCGGATCACAACCTCCTGACCGAAGACGAGCGAGCCGAGTACGACGACGAAGACATCCAGAAGCTGCTCCGGGGTGAGAAGGTCAAGTTCAAGGGCCTCGGCAAGCAGGGGTACGACGACGGCGAGGACGAGGGTGACCAGTACGACGGCATGAGCAAGAAGGAGCTCACGGCTGAGCTCGCCTCTCGTGTCGACGAGAACGGCGACCCCCTCTCCACGTCCGGGACCAACAAGGAAATGGCCGAGCGTCTTCGGGAGAACGACGCAGCCAACGCCTGAGGAGGTAAACCATGGCGGTGACCGACAGTGAGCGTCTCCGGGCGCTCGTGGGTGAATCCATCCCTACGGGTGGCTCCGCCACGGACACGCTCCTGACCGAAGATCAAGTCAATGACCTGCTCACTCGCTACGGGACTCCCGAGGCTGCGATGCAGGAAGCCTGGCTGATCAAGTCCGCTCAGCTTGCAACGCTGGTGGACACGGTTGAAGGCTCCTCGATCCGCAAGCACTCGGCCGTCCACAAGGCCGCACTGAGTCAGCTCAGAGTGGTCAACACAACGGCGGGCGGCCGAGTGACGCGGGTCCACCAGATCGTGAGGCCGGATACCTGATGCCCACGTCCGCTCAGGCTCGCATTGAGCAGAAGATGCAGCGGCGAGCCACTCAGGAATTCATCAGCTCCCACCCGCTTCGGATTCGACTTAGCCGAGTCGTTCGGAGCCGCGACACTTTGGTGCGGGGTGGAACTGCAGTGACGTTCGACGGAGAGACTGCGGAGCAGACTTTCCGCATCGCTCACGGCCCGCCTCGTCGCCGACGCCTCGAGAACAACCCCCCACACCCGCAGCATGCGGAAGTACCGTTCGCCAAGGACCTGTTGATCGGGACCTGGGATGCGGACATTCGTATCGGGGATGAGTTCGAGCACGAGGGGGTGCACTACCGGGTTTCGTACGTCTTCCAGGACAGGGACTACGAGACCGTGGCAAACATTGAGTCTACGACTCAGAACATCGAGGCTCCGTGAGTGGGCGTCCAGCCGACGTCGGGACCTCAGGGGTCGGCAAGGGCGGCGGCATTAGGTGGATCACGAACCCGTACAGGACCGGTGGGAGTGCGGGGCGATTCGTCATTCACCTAGCCGTCGGCCTTGCCGCCTTCACCAAAGGGTTTGCCCGGCAGGTCGAGCAATACGCAAAGGACAATGCCCCATGGGAAGACCGAACCGGCGACGCCCGAGATGGTCTCAAGGCCATCGGAGAGCAGCGCCTGACTACGTACACCATCACGCTGTATCACACCACCAGCTACGGTCTCTGGCTGGAGGTTCGTTGGGATGGCAAGTACGCGATCATCGTCCCAACCCTCGAAGTCATGGGGCCTCGTTACATGGCTGAACTGGCAGCCTTGAATCTTGGTGGTATCGCCCGTCTGGGAGGAGGATGATGGCGACTGACCTAAGAGCCATCGTCTTCCAAGCCCTGCGGGAAGATCCCCAACTCGCCGCCCGTGTGGGAGACCGCATCATCCAGCGAGCCAGCTGGGATGTTGAGGACGGCACGGTTGAGCCTCGCCCGTCGGAAGTACCCTACTTGGTGTATGCGATGTCGGATGAGTCAACCATCGGCCCTTCAGCCATGAACGCCACTCGGCGTTACTTGATGGTGTGGGCGCATGACCTGCCTGGCGACTACGGGATCAACATCGACCCCATTCTCGACCGGGTCAAGGAGGTGCTAGTAGCTGTCGAACAGCAAGGTAAGTTCATGGAGATTAGGTTCCTCGGGAAGAGCCCTGACCTCTACGACGACATGCTCAAGCACATTACCCGGTATAGCCGGTTTCACGCAACTCTCACAGAGTAAGGAGCAGCAATGCCGAACGTCATGTGGACGGGTCCGGAGCACGTGCGGATGATCAGCAAGGCGGACCTCGGCTTCGAAACCGAGTCCGACGAGGTCTTCGAGTGGAGTGCGGCAACGCGCTTCATGCAGGAGATGACCCAGGAAGAGTACGACAAGCTGGTGGAGCTCACCGGGCCGGGAACCTGGGCCACGGTCGAAGTCGAAGCTGCTGAGGAAGTCGAGCCGAAGCCGAAGGCCAAGGCGAAGATCACGCCCGCCGATGCGACGAACGAATCGTCAGGCGAGCCAGCTCAGCCGTAGGAAGCGTCAGGCATCAGCCAGAAGCGATGGAAGTCTCGATAGTTGTGACGACCCTCTGACGACTGCCTGATCGCTTGCGGAATAACTCGGGGAAGTGACCGACATGGAATTGCGCTGCCCACACAAACTGCACGGCATGCTGCTCGAGGGCGGGGTGCTCGAGGTCAAGTGTGACAGCAAGTTCTGCGGCCACGCTCCCGGGGTGGTGGTTCTCCATCGGTTCGACGCTGTGACAGGCGAGTTGCTGGAGACCAAGACGTACAAGAATCCCGAATTCGGCACGGAAAGGAGCACCACCAATGCCGATCGCAACGACTCCGCTGCCCTACGGTCTGCGTGACGTCAAGGTCGCCCTGCTCGACACTGCAGATGCACCGGGCACGAAGGTCGACCTGCCAGTCTCACAGACGTTCAGCTTCTCGGAGGCCGAGGAATTCACCGAGCTCAGGGGTGACGACAAGGTCGTCTCCATCCGAGGCAAGGGACCCAAGGTCTCGTGGGAACTGGAGGCGGGTGGCATCTCACTCCAAGCGTATGCGGTGATCGGTGGCGGTACGCTGTCACTGACCGGCGTCACGCCCAACCAGATCCGCAAGGTCAACAAGAAGGTCACGGATGTTCGTCCGTACTTCTACGTCGAGGGCCAGGTCATTTCGGACTCCGGCGGTGACTTCCACGCAATCGTGTACAAGTGCCGCACCGACTCGGACATCGAGGGCGAGTTCAAGGATGGCGAGTTCGCCATGCTGGGCGCGTCGGGTACCGGCATCGGTCACAGCTCGACCGACAACCTGTACGACCTCATCCACAACGAGACGGTGACGGCGATCGTCTAACACCGAAGCCAACAGCCCATCGGAAAGTGAGTGAGTGAGTGCGTGCGTGCATCGCCCTAAAGGGCGAATGCTCACTCACTCAGCTCATCTCACAATCTCTCACCCTCCGGGTTGGGATGGGTTGAGCGAAGGTGCCACTGCCACAGGAGCCCAAGGAGGCCATCATGGCAAAGTCAAAGAAGGGTAATGGTAAGTCGAGCAAGGCTCAGAAGGCTTACCGTGAAGCCGTACTGCGAGGTGACATCAAGGCTACTGCGGGTAGGAAGATCAACCCGCAGGACATGACCCCCACCTCGGCAACAGAATGGAAGAAGGCCCCCACCGTAGGTGAAGGCGTGCCTCTCCCCTTGCCCAGTGGCAATACTGCCTTGGTGCAACCGCTCGGTATTCCTGAGCTGATGAAACGAGGGTTGATCCCAAATCCCCTCATCTCCACCGTCACTGGCGTCCTCGACGACGCTGACCTCCGCATGGAGAATCCCTCCCCCGCCGACTACGCAAAGGCGGACAAGAAGCGCAGGAAGAAGCTGGCTGACGAGATGGAAGTCTGGGCTCGCAACCCCGAGATGATGGTCGCCGTGTTCGATATGGCGGACAACATCACCTTGGCGTGCGTTGTGAAGCCGGAAGTACACCCCGTGCCCGAACCAGGTGAAGACGGAGTTGTGTCTCGTGAAGCCTCGAAGCTGTACATCGACGAGGTGGACTTGGACGACAAACTCTACATCATGAGCTATGGCATGGCGGGGGTCCGTGACCTCGATCGGTTTCGTGAAGAACTTGCCGGAAGTGTGGGGGTTGCTCCAGCTCTCCAAGTCGTGGCAAGTGAGACCGAGTCAGGTGATGGGGCTTGAGGGGTACGAGGCGTTTTGCTTTGACCAAGCTCTCACCTTTCTCGAGGGGGAGATAAACTCAAGGTGTGACAAGGGGGTAGGCAAACAGAAGGACGCCGAAAAGGAAGCTCTGGCGAGAAGCCGGTGGCTTACCAAGTACATCGGGGGACCCGAAGCGGCGAGCAAGGTCCAAGGCCAATTCAAGGATCCAGCCTCGATGTTCTAGGAGAGTTGCATGGCGGATTACAGTCTCGGAAGGGCGCATGGTGAAATTGATGTAGATGCGTCTAGTCTCGGGCGTGCATCCGCGTCGCTGAAGTTCATGGCTGACCGCATGCTGCTCTTGGGTGGAGCGGCTATTGCGGGGTTCGGGTATGCTGTCAAGGCTGCTGCGGACTTCGAGACGCAGATGTCTCGGTTCAAGGCGGTCAGCGATACATCCGAGAAGGACCTTGAGCGGGTACGGCAGAAGGCTCTGCAGCTTGGTCGTGACTCTGCGTTCGGTGCCAAGCAGGTTGCTGAAGGCTTCGTGGAAATTGCGAAGTCGGGAGCTACGGCTACTGAGGTCCTAGCCGGACTCGGAGATGCTGCGGTCTATCTGGCGGCTGCTGGTGAGATTGACATGGCTTTGGCCACGGAGATTCTCATCAACGCCATGCGGCAGTTCAACATCGAGGCCAAGGACGCAGGGCACATCGCTGATCTCCTTGCTGGTGCGGCGAACGCCTCAACTTCCGAGGTCGACGACCTGGCGAACTCACTGAAGTACGCTGGTCCTGTTGCTGCTATGGCGGGTATCAGCATTGAGGACACTGCTACGGTCCTGGCGATGTTCGCCAACGCAGGTATCAAGGGCAGTCAGGCTGGTACCACACTGCGAGGCGTGATCCTCGGCCTGGCGGCAAACACGCCCAAGGCAGAGAAGACTCTGCGCTCTCTGGGCATTGTTACTCTGGACGGGGCGAACGCCTTCTTCGACTTGGAGGGTAAGCTTAAGCCTCTGCCCGAGGTTTTCCAGATTCTTAACAACGCACTGTCCGAGCTGAACCCGAAGCAGCGGATCAACGCCCTCAACGCCGTCTTCCAGCGCCGAGCACTCACGGGTGCCTCTCTGGCTGCTCGAGATGGAGCTCT